CTGGGCAAACGTTGTCCCACCGACAGCTACCGTCGATACATAGGTCGTGTTGACACCGGTACCTCTGGCTTTGAATAGCGAGTGATCAACACCGTCAGCAAACAACTGTAAATTGGTGACGCCAGAGAGCACGACAAGTTCGGTGTCGCTCAACGTCATGTCGGTGATCGCTAGGTCGGGTGTGTCGCCGGTACCCAACCCAAGATTGGTTCTGGCTGTTCCCGCATTATCGACATCGGAAAGGTTATTCGCTGCCAACAGATCGCCGCCACCGCCCCCGGCTGGTGCGGCCCATTGCCCATCACCACGTAGGAAAGTGCTAGAAGAAGGAGAACCTGTGGCCGTTACATCGCCAGGAACAGCAACCGCATTTTTGACAGCAAGCCCGCCAAGATCGGCAGGTTGAGTGGCCGTGTCAGCTTTAGCCCCTTGGGCTACTGTTGCATAGTAAACGTCTAGCGCCGCTCTCGCTGCTGCGCTGGTAAGTTCGATATCTGCCATAGTAAATCCTAACTAGTACGTGAGTACAACGTTGTTTGCACCCAACACAATATTGTCAACGCCAAGACTGATGTTGTCAGTCGTCACAGTCGTTGCTGCTCGTATTAGCGCTTCATTAAAAAAAAGGCCAGGGTAAACGACCATAAACTCGTCTACAGTGCGTCCAGCCATAATAGCTTGCTTTGCCGGTCCAAAGTCACGGACGCCAATGTTGGCTTCTCCCCAGTCGGAGACTACATCGTTAACCGATACCACAGCCATAATTAGGCTTCTTTTTCTTCTTCTTCGTTACGGATCTCGTAAACGCCGACAGCCACAGCGACAGCCGTAATAATCGTCACGATCTCTGTCAAATCAATCGAGCCGTCAGCAACAGACTCGGCAACAGCAGTAGCAACCAGTACCAATCCACCTGAAACCGCTATAACGGCCTTACGGTAATTTTTAACATTCAAACCCATTACGCCTCCAAAAGTTTTTCAAAAATAACGTGCCAAAGCCCACCCCCGTTAAGGGGTGGGCAGGCTAGTTTGCTTAAGCCGTTTTGGCGGAAAGCTTACCGAGGTAACGACGACCATCGGTCGTGAATGCACCGTACGAAAGGACGAGGCCATACTTGGCATCGACGTTGTACGGCTCAACAAAGCCACGGAAGTCCATCCACTTGCCGTCAAGGACGGTCAGGTTGATGTGCTTGCTGTTCAGGAAGTACCACTCGCCAGCAGGCGTGTAATCCGACCACACAACGACACCAGACTTGTGCATCAGGTTATCGAAGCCAGCTTTACCGGTGTTTGCATCGGTGAGACGCTGGTTGACCTGGAGCAAAGATTCATACTTCTCGTAGAGAAGCTGAGTCGTAACTTCGAAGTCACACTTGTCCGAACCGTACGATACGCTGTTAAAAGCGTTGGAAAGCTTGGTTAGAGACAGGGCTTCAGCAGTAGCATCCGAATAGGATTCCCACCAAGCACCAGTGATACCGGCATGTGCGCCAGTACCAACAATTTCGGCCAGGCCAACCCAGTCCTTACCGGCGACCGACCAAGGGTCGCCCGTACCGGCAGTCGTAGCGTTGAAGAGCATATCCTCAAACGTGTCGGCGGCAGTCATCTCAGCATTTTCCGTTTTAGCGGTAATGAGCTTAATGACGGCTTTGTCGCCGCTGTTCTTGGCCTCTTCGATACCCGACATAGGGATATAGATAGCCGACTGCTTCCAGTCGTAAACGGCAGTGTCCATGATCTCATCGACCGCAGGGGTCAGAGTGTCATAGCCACTGTAGTTTTGGAACGTAGTGTTCTTTGCGCCCATCACTGGGATGATAGCCTGACGGCCACCTTGTGCGTTGATCTTTGACCGACGCTTCAGGAAGTCGAGGACTGCCGTACGTGCAAAAATGTTGTCAGTAGCTTTACCTGAAGTAAAGTACCGTTCCAGTGTAGTTGATACAATGTTATCAAAAGCCATGATGGCCTCCTAAGAGTCTAGTTAGAACCTTGTCTGAGCATTTCAATCTCAAACAGTTCTCCGATTGTTGAAAAGTCGCCTGCATTTGACTCGACATCGTAGCCACCCTTTGGGGTAGCTGCAACCGCATCTTTACCTGCCTTACGCTTGGCTTCTGAACGCTCAGCAGACAACTCTTTTGCTTTGGCCTGGGCCGCAGCGCTAGTTGCTTTGCTTTGGTTCTGCTGCCGATTCCACAGGATTTCGGCAGCCATTGGCAGCCTCAACCTGTTCTCGGTAGCGAAAGCGAGGACATCCATCTCTTCTACCCCTTCAAACTGTTTCAAGGTTTGAGTGAGTTCGGCTTCAATGCCTTGACGGAATTCACGGTCTTGTGACGTCTCCTGAAATTGCTTGACTGAATCAAGCTCAGATCGGAGCATCGCATTCTGCTCATCCATCCTACGCATTACTGCCGCAACATCAGGATCATAGTCCTCATACGGGTCGGCTACCGGCTCCGGCGTCCCTGCGTTACCGTCCAACTTGTAAGCCTTTTGGAAGGCTTCAATCGTTGCTTTCGGGTCACGCTGGAAGGCTGCTTGCACGTCGTATGCCCACTCTGCCGCAGATTTCTGCTGTGACAGGTCGGCAGTCTTACGACTGTAGTCTTCTCGCATCATTGCGTTTCCAGGCAGGTCTTTCAGCGAACGCATTACGGTTTCGCCATTTACCTGCAATGGAACTTGCACGTCACCGTGCTGTTCCAGAATAGCATCCCATGCACCATCGGCAACCTCGGCTACGATCTCGTCAGTAGGTTCCGTTTGAGGAGTATCTACTTCTTCGATCAGCTCTGTGTCGTCGGGGTACTCGGCCACTGGTGACTCTACGTCGGTCTCCTGGGAGTTATCGACTTCGGCTTCAATCGTTTCCGAGGAAACTTCCTGAAACATGTCTTCCAAACTTTCGGCCATCACTTGCCTTTCTTGCGGGGCTTTCGCTTATCCGCTATATATAAACAGTTTACGTTCCAACCTATTGGCAGGACTCGCAAATCTCTGGGTTTTCAAGGGAACATCCCTCGATTGGTTCATCATCCTCAAAAGGATTGATGGAGTCTTCAGAGACCTCGATAGGTTCTAGCATATTGTTTCCTATCTTTTTGACAGTCTGTAGACTGTCAATCTCTTATGTTGGTGGCGGCGATGGGAGTTGAACCCATAACTCTGACGTATGAGGCCAGCATGATTCCGTTTCACTACGCCGCTCGGTGGCAGCGGGACCAGGGATTGAACCTGGCAAATCCGGTTTTGGAGACCAGATACCGCACCAGCGGCCCCGATAAGACTTACATATCAGAATTGTTCATCATACTGCCGTCAGGCATCTGATGTTGCCCGGCACCCTGCTCGGGCGGGCCATTCTCTGTACCAGGAGGGATCTGCTCAGGAGGCAGCTCTTCCGGTACAGGATCAGGCATACCGGGACCAAGGAGACGCTGAACGTCAGTGATACCGTTCAAACGCATGACCTCTGCAACAAACTCTTGGTCGTTCAAAAGACCGGAACCGATCAGACCACCAAAAGCATCCATCATTTGCATGGCCTGCTGACGGCGGAACGACTCGTTCATCGGCTGAGTAGACCCAGCCTCCACCTTGAACAGAAACTGGCCTTGGATGGCTGGACCGGAATACGGTACCCATGACTCGGCGGCTGAAGCCGACATGACACGGGCGACATCTTCTTTTTCCAAAAACTGTTGAGACAGTTTAATCATCTGCTCTGCAACTTCGGCCATCGCACGCTCAACCTTGGCAAGCTTGTCAGACGAACGGGCGTTAGAAGCATCCTGCATCAACCCCACCTCGGTGGCGGTGCGGCGAATATCGCCCTGACCGCCACGCTGGTACTCTGAAACGCCAGAAACCAAATCAATATCGGACAGCGACTGCTGATCCGAACGATACCACTCCGGGGGCAAACCCAAAGGCTGGATCTGCGCAAACGCCTCGCCGAAAGGTGTATTGTTTAGGACAGGGATGAACGCATTGTCCTTCCCTTCCTTCATATCTGACACACCTTGCGAACCCAAAGCGGACTCTTTGTACAATGTGACCCGACTACCACGTTTACGGTCGTTGACCTGGGCGGTACGGACCATGCCCAACTCTACTTGGAGAGGAAAGATTGTTTCTACGTCCCCAACAGGGAAGAACCGTTCCGGTACCTCATAGTTTGGGATGTAAGTGTACGGATGGATGTTCGGATAGGGCGATACTGTAGGC